GCTTGTGGAAGATTATCACGGCTTAGCAAACCTCCCCTTTATGCGTCCGATGGAAGTTGAACTTCTTACGAAAGCTGGAGGGGCGTCGCTTGGGATTGGGTCTAACATGTTTACAGAGGCCCGAGGTGGAGAAATCCATCTCACCCATGAACCGGGCTTGAAAACGCGTTACTTTGCCGCACCAAATTTGGTGGTTCAGCGGGCTTTAGAGCCCTTGAAGAAGGAGTTACTAACCTTCCTGGCAAAGGTTCCGTGGGATTGTACCACGAATCAACGCAAGGCAGATGATCATATCAAATCTGCGCTCAGACGAGGCAAAACGGTACATAGTATCGATTTGTCGAAAGCCACCGATGCTTTCCCTTGGGAATGGCAGCGGGAGGTTCTCTACAAGATACGTAGCAATACGCGTCTCACGAGAGCGTCTGTTTCCCTTTATTGTACTTTGGCGGAACGTTGTAATTGGGAACTACCTGATGGAAACACGGTATACTTTACCCGTGGTCAGGCGCTTGGCGCCGGTCCATCTTTCCCATTATTTTCGTTAAGCCATGGGCTCCTGCTCTATATCCTAAATGGATGTAAGTGGAATCATATGTATTACGTCGTTGGTGATGATGTGATCATCTTCGATGACGCGTTAGCTGAAAAGTACCGAGAGGTGCTTGCCGGCTGGCGTGTGGACATTAGCGAAGCTAAAAGCTTCACTTCCTGTCGCATCGCACAGTTCGCGGGTGTAACATACACTCCGGGGGGATCCTTTTGGGTTCCGAAGTGGCGTCCTATTAATAAGGACAATGTCTTAGATATGGCAGCCTGGTGGTATCCAGGCCTTACTAAGGGGTTACCAAGTCATGCTCTTATTGAGCGGGTCTTGAGTATACCAGAACCTTACGGTTTTGGTCGTAATCCCAAAGGTATTCCACTTGACGAACGGTTCGACGATTTCCTTGTCGAAGAGCTGGTCGAAAAAGAGATTCGGCGTCTGGAAAAGGCTATGCCTTCCT